TTTATTAGCATAAAAGCTAATCTCATCTGTTCCAGTTTCTATAACAACATCTTGAGCTTGTTGCTTGATTAAATCAACCGTGCTTTTTAGATGCCCAATATAGAACCACGCCCCAGAGCCGAACACCCCCCCAACGATTGTAATCAATACCATTGGGTTTTTTAGTATTTTCTTTATGTCTATAATCATCTTTTGCCTTTTACATAAGAGAGTAGATACTTAACCCCTGCCCATAATATAGCCTTATATTTGCTAGATACAAATCTATCAAAAAGCCATCTTGCTATTTTATAAGTTATCATTTTTTTACACCAAACATATCTCTTATTCTTTTCCCAATGAGAGAAATAGCGTCCCACTCAGGTAACTCCTGCTTTGTTCTTAGGCTGTAAATATTCCCTATCGTGCTATAAACTTCACTTACAATTAGTAAATTCAGTCCATATATAAAAAACTCTGTACTATTTTGTCCTAAAGCTCTTGCCCCTGCCCCCATAACTATCGGGATAATTAGTAAGCTGAACTTACTTAATACCCCGTATTTAGCCCTATTTGATGTAACTTCTACTCCTAAACTGTGTGCTTTCCAGACACCAGTAATGAAGTCTATCATAATTAAAAATGCCAACAAACTAAAAGGCTCTATTGGTATCCCTAGATATGTTAAAACTCCTGCTAAATTAGCTAAAAATATTGTAAACGCCACAATATACTCATTCTCATTCATCATAATCCTTTTCTATATTGGATAGGTCTAGTCTATCCTTTTTAATTTCCCATTCAAAAGAGTTCTTACAATGTTCTCTCCCAAAAAAGAAGTCTATAAACTTCTCAAACCAACATTTTGTACACTCATATTTACATAAGTAGTGCGTATAAGATGATATTGTATAGTTCTCTTTGCCATACATTACAGAACCACCTGCTTGGTCAAACCCGATAGCTGATATTTCTAGGTACTCTTTTATAGGTAAGCCCTTTAATACCCTAGTCATAACCCCAAATGTTATTACAAAAGGGGTTAAAACAAATACTAATATAAAAGCCAATAAAAACAACCCAAACTGCTTCATTATTTTAGCCTATATGTCAAGTGTAGGGTCGGTGGTTCTTCACCTACTGGAACATCAAATAGTCCAGTATCTTCGTTTCTTGTAACTGAACTGTAAAGTATATCTATGTTTTCAGGTATTGGATAATCAGGGTGGATATAGTCATCTTTAAATATCTCAATAATATTATAGTTTGAGTAGTCCGATACATACATTCGACCATCATCTTTCACAACCAAATTTTTAGGGGAATTTAATCCGTTCCCCTTGTGTGGGATATCTGAACCTGCCTCATAACTAAATGCTCCAGCACTAAACTCTACATTACCAGTAATCACATTAAAGCCTATAACTTTTCTCATATTGTTAGATAGCACATAGAGCAAGTCGCCTTTTAATGTAAAATCAGACAAGTCTAAATCATCAACTCCAGCACTAGCAGGTTTCCTGATTGTTTTTATGTAAGCTAACCCATCATCTTCATCATAAAAAAATACATCTATCTCATTATTTTTGCCTACATATATAACATCATCTATAACTTGGATAGCTTTAGGGTTGTAAGTCTCTAAGTTTGAGCCGAGTCCAGAGCCTTTGTTTTCGAGAAGAGTTTTAATCCAGTTTCCATCAGTATCAAACTCCTCAAGTGTACCATAGTACCTATTAGCATCTCCAGCACCATCATAAGTAAGTACCAAAACATTGCCATTTGGGGCTATGCCTAAGTTGTAAACTTTACCAATCTTATTATCGGAACATTTACCTCTCGAATTGTATTTTCCAAACTCCCAAGCTACATCACCAGTATCTTTATCAATTGCCAAGAACCTATTGTAATATGTCCCTACAAAAATGTGAGTATCGTTAAAAGTGGCACTTATACACGACCTATTATCACTGTTCTTGTTTACTTTGTACCCATGAACTAAAACACTGTCCTCATCAAAATAGTAGATATAACTCTTGCTATAATCAATAGACACAAAGTGTTCACCGTCCATCTCTAGCCCCCACGGGGTTGAGCATACATCAGGGTTTTTGTATCGACCGAGCCTAAATCCGTTATCTACAACATAGGTTCCATCTATTGGTTTTAGTTCGGAATAATTCACTATATTTTTCATCATCTCATCGACACATAATGGTAACATAGCACTCGGGGTATTACATTCTCGACTCATTGCCGATGGGCTTATGACTCTAATTTCGTCATTTTTGATACTTGTAAAAAACTCTTTTAGCATCTCTACTCCTTAAAGTCTGGTATTTTTTTCAATAACTGCTCAATCCCTAAATCGGCTATTTCTTTTGATGTTATCTTTTCAGACTCGAAGAATACTTCAGCTATCCACGCACCTAGCCTTTCAGCTATCTCGCGATACTTGTTTGGATAACCTACATAATTAGCTATGGAACGATAAGGTCGAGTTTTGTTATCTCCAGTAAATCCGTATTTTTGACAAGTTTCATCAAGTTTTCTTAATACGGAATTCTCTAGCTTTCTTTTTTTGCTTTCTAATACTTCTTCTTCTGTTCTAAAGTCTTTCTTAGACAAAGTGTTGTTTTTTACATCGACATAGTTATAATTGTTTTTTATAGACTCTTTCCATTTTTTTTCTGAAACTTCCAGGTTTGGAGTAGGTATCTTATTATGTATATCTTTAGAATACCAGCCTAAAAGCTTACCGTCTTGTTTATTATAATGTGCGTATTTCATTCTTTATCCTTTTAATACCCTATTGCTACCCAACCAAATTTATTGTCTTCAGAATTGTCTTGTAGTTTAGCCTCAAACTCACTTTCGTCGATAATGTGTACTAATAAAGCTCTAGCTGTTTCGTCTGTTATACTCGCATCATTGTAGTCACAACCTATCAAGCTTAGACAAGCATTTGGAAAAGATATATTGTAATTAAATGTCTCAGCATCACCCCCACTTAAGGTAAATTGCCCCCATTGAATGATTAGACCATTAGGTAATTTCTGATAACCATTTTCCGACAAATCGTTATCGAAATCATTCATTAAGGCAAAATCCGTTGAGTCTTTGCCGTCTAATGTATCAGCATCACCCCCGCCCAAGATTACCCAATTCGTACCATCATCGGTAGTTGGGTCATTACCCTGGTTAGGTTCACTTTCCGTTCCTGAAACACTTTTATATATTTCTCCATCACTACTGACTGTATAACTGTTCTCTAGGTAATCTTGATGAGTATTCCATTCGCTAATCCCTTGTTGATATAAATAGGAAACTAGATTGCTAACCGTAAAAGCTAATGCGTTAAAGTCTTGTTTTGTGGGGTTATCGTTTGCCCCCACGATTTCCCACCCTAATTTAAAATCATCATTTAAATTGTCATCAATATCGTCACTTTGGGTTGTGTCCCCAAAAACGGTTCTATTGTCACTTGTACTATTACTAGCAAAAGGTACAACATTGCCATTGTATCGCTTAAACATTACTACTCCTTATATTATTTTGTTGGCAAAATAGCTATCTATCTTGTCGTCGAACTTGTCACCAAACCCCGTATTGTGTGGGTTAAATCCGAAAGTGCCTCTACTGTCATAACTTATAAAAACACTACCCACGCCTTGTGGTCTAGGAACTAAATCCAACTGCTTGATGTATTGTATCATATTGTATGTGAAAGTTTTATCCATATAAACCCCCATCACCATATTTCTCATATCTGTAACATAAGCTAATCCGTCAAAAAGATAATCCACGGCGTTTTGTACGCTAAAATGGTTACTATCTATCATTGTGGCTTTGGCATAATTTTTCGTGATTTTTGCTTTTATGAAAAACCTATAATCCGTATCATCTAGCTCACTTGTGGCATAAGGTATTTCAAACTTGTCCTTAAAAGTATGGGATACTACCCCGTCATCAAACTTGTCTCCCATTGGGTAGGCTGATGGGTTGTCCCTAAAGCCAAAATATTTTTTAGGTACAGAAAAAGGCACTATTCTACTCACCCCTACAATTTTACCGATAATATCTAATTGTTTACCAATAGCCAAATCAACATCAAAAGCCCTATCAAAACTATTTAGTAAGTCATAGATTTCACTAAACTTACTAATAATTGCCTCTATATGCTTGTTTGCTTTTGGCTTGTTGGCATATTGAATAATTAAAAGCTTTTTATACTCACTAATAAATAAATCCATCTTATATCTCCGTAATTGTTATATTGTCCCCCACTATGATTAGACGCTCGTCATAGTTAGATACAAGTAAGTCATCAACATAAACATCATCATCTAGGCTCAACTCTAAGTCGGACGCAATAAAATTGCTACCCACAGAGTAGATTGTAGAATATAATTCTGTCACGGTTATATTTTGGGCAATATTAAAGTTTAGTTCAGCTAATTTTCTTTTTATACTATAAACATCAATCACATCTGATGGGTGTCTTTTTTTTACATTCAACTTGATAAAAATTTCCGTCTCCATGGGTCTATCAAATCTAACTTCGTGGTAAAAAATTCTCTCTGTGCCATCACCCCTAATAAATGTTTCTGTATGTGTAGCTTCAACCAAGCCTTTTAATCCACAACCGATAGTTTTGTCCGTTGCGATAATTTCAGCTATTTTGTCTATATCTCCACCATCTACAATTATCCAAATGCTATGTGCTGGTAACTCTCTCTCGGTATCATATAGAGATGTTTTGTTTTCATATAAAATACAATCGTTTACACTTTCTAAGTTTAATATTTTACCGACAATAGAGCTTATTAAGCTTGTAGCCCGATAACCTATAAGTTGGTTTCTTCTTTTTCTTAGGGCAACATCGCTCTCCTCATCTCTACCCTCTACGGCGGGGTTAGGGTTGTTAACAGTGTCTATTTCTGTAAGTATCGTTACGGGGGTTGTAATACTGTTAGGCATAGCACTTATTGACCCCCATTCCTTTGCTTCAAAGCTTACGGTTGTTGTCCCGCTGCTTATGCTTTGTGGTGTGCTAATAATCCACTCGATTTTATTATCATCTCTTACAGTGTAATTCTCATCAAGATATACACTCTTATTAGCCGTTATTTCTAAATCGACTGTACTTTTAGTTGCTGGTAGCCTAACGGACGCAATAAGTTTTAAGATTTTATCAAGCTCGTGACCCTCTGCCAAATCTGGGTCTAAAGCATTATATAATCTAGCTATCTGCGTCTGTAAATCGTATATCATATTTGTATAAATCCCAATCTGTTGTCCGTCGGGGGTGTCTTGGTCTAAGTTTATATCTTCTCCATAAATCGCTTTAAACTGCTCAGTGAAAGAGTCAAATATTTCACTAAAACTATCTAGCTGTAAACCATCTTTATCTATAATCATAAAGTAACTCCTAACTCATTATCTTTTTTGTATATTGTATCCAAACTGATTGAGATTGTTGCTTCACGATTATCGGGAACCGATATATCTATCGAGATAATCCTAACCACGCCGTATGTATCTAGCGTGACTCGTTCAACTTCTCTTAGAATAACATCTTTTGTATCTTTGCTCCCCAAAAGCCTAAACCAGTCGATATTGGCTTCACTATCTAGAAACCAATCATTTTTAAAACTCTTCAATCGGGTGGTTACGCTTTGTAATATAGCATCATTCTCTCTAAGATAGTTTGCTTGTCCATTTCCAAAAGTCCAATCCCCGTCTTTATCCAGTCTTCTAACTCTCATTATGCTATCTCCGTAATTAGTCCATTAGTAACAGTTATCACCTTATCGTCTTTACTCTCAAAAGTTCCACTTACTCCCGCAACGCCACTCGTACTATATGTGTTAGCGTCAAGATTACCCAAAATGGTATAATCACCTTTTAATCTACCATCTCCATTAAATGTCATAATATCGGGGATAGTAAGTTCTCCTGTCTTGTTGTGAATACCAACAAGTGCGATACTATCACTATAATCGTGAGTTCGTGCGTCCAGGGGCTTCTCAAAATCCTTACCGATATACCAAGTATCAAAACATCTTTCAGAAACAAACAAGATACAGTAATCCCCAACACTAATTGGCATTTGAATGCTACTTGTTCCACCTAAAAAGTTAATAATTGGAACATTGGCAAATTCAGGCAAATCCCGTTTTTCGCCATTTACGACTCGACTGATAACGGGTTTACAGTTTATATTTTTACTATTCACCTTTGTTACTCGAGCAAGTAGATTGGTGTGGGTATTGGCTAGCGTTTCAGCTATCGCACTCATTATAACATTGTCTAGTTGTGGCTTTTCGTTATTGTTGTGTATCATTTTAAAACCTTATACTCTTTAGATGATTGGCAAATACATTCCTGTAACCAGTCCTTTCCATAATTGTCCCCACTATATCGTATAGTTATGACTTTATATACCCCGTTTAAATGTTCAGCTGTCGTTGATTTTAATTCAACTAACCCACCAATCTTTACAACAGGGTTCATTAGGGTCGAAAAGCTAACCTCTTTATTTTTTCTAACAGGTGTATTGAGTAGCCCCGTGCTTGGTTGAATTAAGGGGATATAATCATCAATGACCTCATCATCTTTAATTATATGTAGCTTTTCGTTATCTATAAAGTATGTTTCATCTTCAGCTAACATATCCGAAATGAGTTTAAAGGTTTTACCCACAAAGACTCTTGGTCTAAAAAGTTGCTTCAACTCTGTGATTTTGCCTTTTTCTATATTGGGTGAGTCTGTCAATAGATTATCTATATTGTTGTTGGTAACCGTTTTAGATGTGTAGCTGTTTATAAAATCATATCCCCCATCTAAACAATTAATAGTAGTCACGAAATCAACCCCCTCTCGAACCGAACTCGCTTCTAAAATAGTACCTTTGAAGATGGTCTCTATTTTCTCATATCCTGCTCGAAACAAAAAAGGCATTTTGATAGAGTTGTCCGTTTTATCTTTTATGAGTTTTTTTCTCTTGTCGGCACTCAGGTTGTATATTTTTATTCTACAACTATTTAACCCACCTTTTACAGATTTTGTTATATCAAACTGTACTCGTAGCTCGGGTATAATTCTTACAACTTCATCTGTATTTAGAGTTAAAACCAATTCGTAATCACGCATAAATCTATTCAACTTTATACCCCCTCAACTCAGCCAACTCATATCTATCTATAAAGTAAAAATCAAATAATCCACTACTAAAGCTATCTACACTAAAGGGGTCTGTTAATAGATTTTTATCATCAACAATTATATCAAAAGGTAGATTTAGCCCCATTAGCAACAAAACAGCTGAAGCAACCCTTATCCCGTTTACTGCCTTATTTTTATAGGAAACGCTCATAAACCACGAACCTTGTCTAAAGTTCATCACAATGTTAACATTGTTCCCCTCAAATGGAACAACAAACTCTTGATGCTCATCATTGTCAATTTGTATCTTTCTCATAGCCCTACTTTAAGATTGTGTATAAAAATGATTTATCTTCATTTTTTTGTGAACTGCTCGAGCTTTGGGGGTTATTTTTTTGCCCCTCTACCACACCTTTATTTTTTTTACTTTTCACTTTACCTTTTGTGCTGGGTGTAGGGGCTTTAAAATACTTATCTTTTTCTACGGTTATAGTTTCAGCAAAACGAATTTCTTTCGCACTCAATTTGTATCTTAGTGCTTGCTTCGTCGTGTTGTCTCTAGTGATAATCAAAGAAGTTATTCTCATATTATCATAATTTTTAAAAGGTGTTTCTATACTAATAAGCTCTTTGGTTGTGTAAACCTTGTCTATAAAAGTAAAAAAATCATCTTGGGGTGTTTTTTGCTCTGCCCCACTAAAGATATTATATAATTGTTCACCTACACCAATAACATCGGAAATTGAACTTATTTCTTTTGTTTGCTTGGCAACTCTTTCTAATGTTTGTTGAGTTTTTCTAGCACTGTAAAGCGTATCTATAATAGTATTTGCCTTATCGATTATATCGCCTAATGGCGTACCATCTGAGAAACTCGGTTTTACTTGAATATCCGACACTTGCCCATCTATTGTAATAGTTACAGGATTGTTTATAATGTGGTCGTGAATAATTGTGCCATCTTCCACATAGCTATCTGGAGCTTCGCTACTAAAAGCAATACTTGTATTTAGTTGAACATCAGCCGTAAAGCCACCTATCCCTACATTTACAGTGTTCTCAACTGATAAAAAGCTAGCAATCTCATCTATCATCTACCACCCCCACTAAATTGAAAGTTAGCGTTATCAAACATTGTTTGTAATTCGTCTGTTACGGCTTGTCCTGCCATCTGGGGGTTATCTGTTTTTATCTCGATATGAATATTATTGTCCGTTTTGCTTGAGTTATTGACAACTCCACTTTGGTTCGGTATAGCAATTTTTTGTGGGTTTATAGGTATAGTAGCTTGGTTGTCCATATACTCAATTTTGCCACCATCACCTAGAAAATTTGGCAATTCAAAGTTAGCTATTGATTTCATAATATCTATCACGGGTTGAAAAAAGTCCAACACCTTAGCTATCATGTTCTTAAAATATTGTTTAAAACGACTTAGCCCATCATTAACCCCAGCTACCATACCACTAAAAGATATATCTATACTATCCATTGCTTCCATAAAAGAGTCATTTATGTCTTTAATAGTTTCTACAATATCTATATTGAACCACTCTTTAAACCACTCCTTAATAACACTCTTCCCACCTTTCATCGCTGTCATCAAGTCATCATAGACTAAAATCAAACTTGTTACTCCAGCAATAATCGCACCAATAGGGCTGAACCACATAGCTCTATTTAAGTATATCATAGCTCCACCCGCCAAAAGCAAGACGCCTTTTAATCCGATAGTGTTATCTATCAAGCTATACAATAGCCCACCAAATCTAAATATAGCCCCTAAGCCATTATTCATCAATTCAAAAAACTTTTTTAGCCCCCCATCAATCAGCTCTCTATTTGCTATGAGAACATTTGTGAAGTTTTCGGCTAAGTTTTGAAGCTGTGGTGCGAAGGATATAGCTAATCTTTTTTGAACATTGTCTAACCCAAACTTTAATGTAGTAAGGCTATCGTTAAAACTCGCTATCTGATTTGCGTCATCTTGAGATAACACGCCTAATGCTTTAGCTTTTTTAATTAGTCCATCTATTGCGTCGGTACTTAGTTGTAGGGTCTGAAGCATAGACTCATCTATTCCTAGCTTATCTAAGTATGCTTTTTGCTCTTGAGATGATAAGTTGAGTCTCTTAAAGCTATCAGCTAACTCTCGCATAACAACATCAGCTGTTTTCATATCTCCGTTATTATCTCTTAATGAAATACCCAACCTATCGAATGCTTTTGTGACTTCATTGTTTTCAATAACGGCTTCACCCATTCTTTTGGATAACTCGTTAATCGACGACTCTAAAGCTTCAGCAGATGAGCCGTTTACACTAGCCACATATCCCCACTCTTGTATTGCCTCCATCGAGATATTCGTTTCTCGGCTCAACTGTACTTGAGCATCAGCCGTCGAGAGAGTGTGAGCCAGATAGCCATTCAGAGCCACGGTAGCCGTACTTAAAGCCCCATAATGAGTTACAACACTTTTAGAAACCCTAGAAAACGACTCGCTTATTTTACTAGATGTTTCCCCTAGCTTTGAACTTATTTTTTTTACTTTAGCTATTCCAGCAGATAACCCCGCGTTTAACTTATCAAGGGGGCTTAAACTCCCTGTAAAGCTAAACTTGGTTACTAATTCAGCTACTTCCATTTAGTCACCTTTATTTTCTTCATAAGCTAAACTCTCTATATCGCCTAGGATACTCTCATACTCTAGAATTTTTAGTAATTCAGGAGTATCCATCTCTTTTATTTCTTTTAGGCTGCCATACCCTTTTTTAACCAAGCTAAAAAACAATATGTCGGTATGGGATAGGTTTGTAAAATCTACATATTTATCCCAATAGTTTACGCTACTTACAAACCGATTTAACCGATATTTAGCTTGTTTTTGTAAAAAGGGTAGCTAATCACCTTTAAAGATAGAGATACATAGTCTAGGTAATCCTCAGCATACTTGTCAAAATGATTTGGGATTTTACTTATTTGGCTACCATCAAAAAGTATTCTATCATCAACTTTTCTCATCAGCTTTTTAAAATCTTCATTCATGAAAAAGCCATAATTACCCATAGTGAGATTAGCTTCAATTTGGCTATATATTGCCACAACTTCCAATCTAAACTGGTGTGACAACTTGGAAATTTCATATCTTCTACCGTTTATCTCAAAGTAGCCATTCTCTGACCACTCCGAGATTTGAGCCAATATCTCGCTTCTCTTCTCTTCAAGTTCTTTTTTAAACTCTTTTCCCATCTTACACTAACCTTTTGGCAAAACATTCGATAGTGTACTCTATTTGAGCATTGCCATCTTGATTGTTTTTGATATAAGTTGGCTTGTCTGTAAAGCTTCCCGCTGTGAGTTGGAATGTTTCAGTCATCTCTTCACCATCTTTCACAAAAAGTTCTTTAACTGAGCCATTGAAAACTACGGGTCTATCTGAATTTAGTTGAGCATTTAAGAATATATCACTATCGCTATCTTTCATAATTCTAAATTTTAGAGTGTAAACATCTTTATCACTTCTTTGATGTATATTTACTGCCCTATTGCTCCCATACACCCTAGATGTTTCGGGGTTCTGTGGAGCTAACTCGATAATGTCACCATTTATAAAGTCACCAATCACTTGCCCGTTTAAAACAAGTGTTGTACTATCTGATTTAAAACTAACTATTGCCATACATTACTCCTATAAGTTGTAGTTAATGATTGTATCTACGCTATGGATTGCTCCAGCATTTTTGAATGCCACTTGAATAACTGGACTCTTTCTCTCTTCTCTATCACTTTGAGCTTGTTCGCTCAATGGTTTAGCATATACATAATACCCGTTTGTCTCGATAGCTCTCTTGAATACAGCTTCATTCCCAAAAGTATCCGAGCTTGTCCAAGTACCAGGTGCTATGGCTTTAGCCTTAACGAATAAATTCAATGTGTTCTCAACTGTTGCTATGATTTTAGCTACATCACCATCTGTTTGAGCTAGTTTTGTAGTTGTTGTACCTAAAAGGTTGAAAAGGTCGATTTGTATATATTTTTTGATAGCTATAAAGTTATACACATTATCTGTAAAGTCATTTGCTCCACTTGTTAGTAGCTTAGGTATGCCACCAAGAGTGGTGTAGCAATCTAGTCCTACTTTTTTAAGTGTATGTAGCTCATTATCTGTATAATCAGACGGTTCAATACCTGTAAGCTCTTTCAAGTTCATAGTTATTGCACTGTTTTCAGCGTTAAAATTTACAGTATGCATACGAGACATATAAGCCGTAGCTATTCTTCTGTTCACTTTCTTACTAAATATAGGTCTAAAGTTATCTCCTCCTGCCAATTTTATTTTTATAGCCATAGAGTCGGGATTAGATATTGTATTTATATCTACAATATCATCGTTAGTGTCATAATAAATAATATCGTTAGCTTTCAAGTACGATATAAGATCTAATATGTCCACAAGTGGAACTGTTCCATCATCAACCCTACCTAACGAAGTAACACCCCTAATTGCTTCATTCTTGCTTATTTCCGTTAACCCATCAATTAAGCTCTCTGCTGCTAAAGTTTTCTCATCCTCCCCAAGATAAAACGCTACACCTGAACCTGCTGTCAATTTCAAAATATCACCAACAAAGGTACCAGCACTGTCATTGTCAATTAGATATGATACTGTACTTGTAGCTCCTGTAGTGTTTGAAGTGATTTTTATAGCATCGTTCACAATATCAACCGTTACGCCTGTTATTGCATCGCTCAGGATTGATTTTATTTCATCTAAAGTATCTACAGCTCTAAAGTCCAAACTTCCAACATCTTGAGCTGTACCATCAACTGATATTGTAAATTTACCATCATTTATTTGTTGTAGATTTTTTATAAGCTCGTTTTCATTGAGTTTCCCACTTAACAGATAACCTGAACTTGCAGGGACTACCTCATCAAATTTACGCCAATATCCCATTACGAGATATCCTCCTGAATTGCAAGGGTTTTTAGATTGTGCGAATAATACTGATGCGTGGATATACTCAATACTTGTTGTACCGAAATCTTCAGCTACCCCTTTTAAATGAGTATAAACTCTTGTTCTGTTGGCACTATTTAATACCCCTACATTTCCCGTAACCAACCCTACAATATTCATATTTGTACGGCTTACTGTTCTACCACTTGGTACAATCGACACACTAACCACATTGCTTATATCTGCCATATATTATCCTTTAATCTGTTTTGTACGATATAGGTATCTCTTCGATTCGGAGAGTATCTATAACCGTGCTAATATTGTATTGTATAATAACTTCAATTTCATATCTATTAAAGTATCTGTTCCCGTATATCTGTTTTAGGTTATTTACAGAGTATCCCCTAAATACAGATATACCATAACTTTTTTGTAAATCTCGAGCTTTTTGGCTACTTTGAAGGTTCACAAAAGTGTTAGCATTTTGTTCAGCATTATCACCATAAAACTCGAGAGTAAAACGCCCTCTGAGAGTCGTGATTAATGTTTCTCTTTCTGTTTCGCTATCATACTCTCGATTACTTGAAATGTTCTCAGAGGCTGTTAGCGTATCGACCACAATATAATTTTGAGCAAAAGTTTCTTTTGTGGCATTCTCTCTGCCTATTAAAACTTTTGTAGGCTCAAAAGTCATCAAACTTGTTATATAATTAGCTAAATCATCTAATATCATTTTATCTCTTCAAATGTGGTTTCATAATATCCATAATCTGAATAATTCGCATCTTCAAAAGCTCGGTATTCTTTGCCTTTATACTCTATTTTGTCATTCTTTTTTATAGTTTCTAGGCTATGTACCCAAAGATAGCCCAAACTCCAATCTATCAAATCTTTATTTAATTTGCTTTTTTGAGCAGGTTGAATTACGGCTTTAATTGACTTGTATTCTTCTGTGTTTTGTGGCTTGTGATTGATTATCTCTTCGGTAGTACGAATGAGTACCACAGATTGAGAAAATCTCCTGATTGTATTGGATAGGTTTGGTAGCATTATTTATCCTTTATAACCCAGTAAGTTATTGACTGAACCAAGCGACCAGTATCAAAGAGTATTTTAGATGATTTTTTGGCTTTTTTGGTGCTCTCTTTTATGTCTTTCCACCCACCATAGCCCTGATTTTTAAAAGCATTTTTAGAAATACCCTGAGCGATTAAACCTATTTTGTTTAGATTTTTTATAGCGTCATCACCTTTTAGGATACTTTTAAAACCACTTTTAAGGGCTTCTTGTAATACTTGTTTTTCTTTTTCAAAAGGTACTCTTAAAAAACTTCTTCTTGGTACACCCAGTCCGTATTCGTGAGCTGCGCCAACAACTACTACGGGTGTGTTTGTTTTTATATAGTGTCCCACATCAGCAGGTAAGCCTACTTTTACAACAGTTTTTTTGGCTATTTTCATCTGTTTTGTTATCTCGTGAAGTTTTGATAAATCATTCTTTTTCATACGAAATAACACCCTATATTTTTACTTTTTAACATTAGATATGTTTGTCCATATATCGTCGAGTTAAAAAACATATCTTCATTTGTGCTTGGGGCTGTTGGAGTAGCGTAAGACACGGAAACACTACCTACGGACTCACTAGCTGTTTGCCTAACTGCTGTACCATCAAATTGTTTATCTGCTGTAAAAATGAGATGTGCCAATAGATGTAAAACAATCTCATCATCACACGAATTTCGACCATAGTTCGCCCCGTAATAGCATTTATAACTATTCTCATACATAGGCAAGTATCTATCAATTACCCTAGGGTCTAAATCTTTGAATTTGCTCTTTAAATCATCTGCTAACATAATATGTCACACCTTTTCGATTAAACCGATAGCAATCGCAGTTGAGATTTTAGGGTGTTTAGCTTCTCTAGCTGATAATTCAAACTCACCAGCAAATACCTTTCCTTTAAATCCAAACAACCCCTTGATTTTTTTTCTAAATTTAACTTTTAAGTCACCCAAAGGGTATGTGTCAACTGCCTCCACAGGTTCAACAACTTCAGCCAACTCGGGTTTAGAAATCTCTTTTTTAGGCAAACGCTCAATTATCTTAAGAATATACCCCTCAGACTCTTTTGTGAGATGGTGGTCTTGCTTTAGCTTTATTTTTGATAAAGTAATCTTTTTTAAAACTTCATCTACTCGGTCGGTATGTGTTTTTGTAAATTTTTCAACTGCCTCTCTTTTCATATCTTACCCTTTTGCGTGACTAGGCATTAAAGCCCAGCCAATACCCTACCTGATGTATCTTCAAGCACATCAAGCCCCCCAATACGGAACTTACTATCAACTCTATAAGAGAAAGATGTTTGCTTGACAATTTCCCCTATTGTCAGTCTGGTTGGTATCCTCATCATCATAGCATCATCATTTGTAGAATACGCTACAACTTTAGACGACCCACCAACATCACTAGCTCTAAACGAAGTCACAAATTTAACTCCGCCGAAGTTGTCTTGTAAAGCTCTTAGCACGGTTGAAGAACCAGCAGAACTGTTTAAAATAGTAACCTGTAACTTGTTTAGTACATAGATTGGCATAACAACAGTATCACAAGAATACTCTGGTGTGTTATTTACCGCATTTCTCTGCTCAACAATAAGTGTAGCTATTTCATCATACATGTCTTGAGCAGATAGATTATCTATCGTATCACTCGCACTTGTAGTAACAAAGCCATCATAGTTCAATAGCCCCTTTTGACCATTATGCCCAAGATAACCGATTTCATCAACTTTTTGATTATAAACCTTGTTGTGGGTTGTTAGATATCTTTGAACTAAGTTCACATTTTGTAACTCAGCTTCTTTGATTTCATCTTCTGTCCAGATAGAATGTGCTTCTTTTGGAAAGACTTTTATGAAGCTATCCTCAGCACTTAAAGAGATGCGTCCCTTGCCTGAGTTTAAATCTGAACTATCAGCAAAATCCCCTTGCTCAGCAACTCTCAAAGATTGAATACGACGAGAGTATCCCCCTGTATTATCTACTTGAATGCCCGAGTTTACAAAACTCAACTCAGGGTATTTTTTCTCAAAAATTTTAGGGTTTATAGCTGTTAAGTTTCCAGCAAGAATAACCCCACCAGCACTATCCTTAAACCCAATAGCACCAGCACTATCAACAAAGCCTTTAAAACTATCTAAATTATATAATTGTCCGATTTTCATCTATCTCTCCTACTTTAGGCGTACAGCCCAAACATCTGTATTAACTTCTTTATAGAAGTATCCATCAACTAAAATCGCATCAGTAGCATCATTTGTCGCTTTCCCTTGGTCTTCTGTTGTAGCACCATTATATACATAAACGGGGTCAAACTTTTTGACATCTAATCCAGCCACAACATCTACTGTAACAATACCACTCTCGATAACATCTACAATATTTGAGTTTGTTGCTTTATATAGTCCATCATCTTCTAAAGCCCCTGTAATATCTCTCTTTACAACTCCTGCCATAATTGAGTCTGCTTCGCCATCTACAAACTCAACCACACCAGCATTATATTTGGCAAACAAACCACCTTTAAGACCCTCTTCGAAATCGGTGTATGTAGATACAACACCTACATTTCCAACAATCTCACCTGAGCCAACTTTACCAATTTCATCTTGTCTAGCACTTTGAAATGACATTATATTTCCTTATCTGCTATTTTGTTCCATTCTCCATCTGCTTTAGCATCAGCAAACTTCGAATAGTCTCTTACCTTTTTAAGCATCTTAAATGCCACTTTTAGCTCTTCATCTTTAAACTCATCTTTGGTTTGAGTTGCTATCGCATCTCTCATAATAGTCAAACTATCTTTAGTGAAATCATAATTGCCATCTAAAAAAACCTTGGCTTTATCTATAATAGATACTCTCTCATCAGCAAACTGCTTTACTGTATCTTTAAACTCTTGTGAGTCTTTAAATTCAGCTAGTTTATCAGCTTGTAGCTGCTTAAACTCATCACTATCTTTAAAAGTAGTTTTAAAGCTTTCAACTGCTTGTTTAAACTCTTGTGAGTCTGTTATCTCAACTTTAGCAGGTGTAGGGGCTACTTTATTTAAAAAAGCTTTTTTATCTTCATCAGATAAAGCTCCCCAAATCTTCCATATTTCTTCCATAGGTATCCTTTCATCTTTAAATTTACAAATATCACCACATCTACCACTTTTTACGATAGCTAAATGGTGGGGCTGTATGTCAAACTGTTCAAAATCATATAAGTCGTGTTCTCGCATATCAGCAAAATATCCTAAACTTAGTTGATTTTTACTACCTAGTAATTGTACCACATTTTCGGGTATTTTTACTTTATTCTCTATAATTAAAGTTGTATTTGTTTTTGCTTCGCTAACATCTATTATCTTACTGCTCTCTATTTTGCCTATAATATCTTTTTCATCTATCTCCTTCAGTTCGATATGCTCATTTGTTACGGGTAACCCTTGTAAGTCTTTAATTGTCGCCTTAATTGTTTCTGGAGAGCGATATATTTTAAATATTTTATCAAACGGTTCTATGCCCAACTCTATTCCTAAATACTCTTGAACTCCGTCACGGATTGACACAACCGTTTTAGAATTATCAAGAGTGTTTTTGTCAAAAAAAAGTTTCATTATTATCCTTAATCAAATTTTACTACATAAGTAGCATAGCATCTACAATTTATCTCTTCCCCAGCTTTCAAATGTTTACCGTCGCAACTATGATAAAGTCCTTTATCCAAATCATACTCCATTCCATCTCTAGCTTTGTGGCACTTTCGAGTTCTTTCGTCCCCTACTGTATTCCAAATCGCTTTCTGAACCCCTATGTTTTTTGCCCGTTTATCACTAAGTTGCTGGTTGAATGTTTTTAGCTCATTTCTAGCTACCAATTCAGCCTTGTGAAGATTTCTTTTTTTATGTATTGTAACCTCTTCATATAGAGAACTTAAGCTTTTCCCAGCACTCATTAATCTTAGTGTATTTTGACTTAAGTTTTCCACAGCTTCATTTTTGAGTTTCAAAATTTGTAATGTGGTCTCTAGTGTTTTCGCGTTTATAAAACTGTTCAAGCCATCTGTTTTAATTATCTGTTTTACATCAACCCCTAACTCTTTGCTAACAGATTGATAAAATTTCTTATCGTTTATATTGTTAGTTCTTTTATATAATTTCGCTACATATTTCTTGATTCTATCCTCACCAAATTGATTGTTTATGCTCTTCTTAAAATCTCTTGTTAGCTTTTGTAATACTTTAGAGTAGTTCCCTGCTTGAGCGTCTGAGAACTTTGATATAGTATTTTTATCTAATTGTTTCAAAACTTTATTTTTAAATCTATTGTTTATAGTTTTAATCATAAAGCTATTGAAGTTTAAAAGCTCTTTCTCTAACTCCGTCGGTATTCTTAATGGTTTAATTGTTGCCCGTTTTTTCTTTGTGGGTATCAGACCAACATCAAACTTCGCCATCTTCTTCTCCGAATTCAACACTAAAGTCATCGCGAGCCTTAATATCTACACCTCTATCCGTTAAGTATGTAGTAATATCATACCCTAAATCATAGAGCTTGAGAGCGTTATCAATAGCTTTGTTTTCGTATTCTATCTTTTCCAAAGGCGTAACATTTTGATTATCCCTAAAAGATATAAGCCCTAGACCAATCTTATCAAACAACTCCCTTAGCCCACCAAGCAAATAATCTTGCTGGAGTATTTCTATCATCTCGTTAAAAGTAGTCTTCTCTTGTTGTCCTGAAGAGTTTAACCCCTTAACATTCTCCCCTACGAGCATTGGTAACGGTATCCCTGTCACTAATGCCAATCTCCTCAGGGAAATGTCATCTGTATCTTTTAGGTTTGTAAGAGATTGAGACACAGAAACAACATCATCATCTATATCTATTAATCCTGCTCCGTGAATACCCCTTTGGTCTTCTGATATCCCATAAAACTTAACAATAGACTCCTCCTGCTTGTTTTGTAAAGCTTGTTTAAACCCTTTTATTTTATAAAAAAATGATGAGTTTTTCTCAAGAATAGACGCACTAGCTCTTTCCACTACCCCATCGTTTATTATCTGATTATATATAAGCTCAAACTCGCTTATGCCACCAAAGTTATATTTGGCTCTATCGTTTTGTGTTGCTTTCAGATATGTAAAATCTATTACTCTGGAATGATGAAAATCAAAGCCATTTATATTGTAGTATTCTGGCTTAAAATAATCAGCTTTTGATAAATCGTGCTGATAGGATACTACGCTTACCATATCTCCACTAAACACATCAAATTTTACTTTATCTTTGTCTAAAACACCTTTAAGTGGCATAGATAAGTCGCTCCCGTCGTTTATCACGATAACCCCACGCCCAAATACTAAGCACCATACAAAAGCCTCTTTGACATACTTTTGTAGGTTAGAGATGTAAAACTCTTTACTCTCATCACTCTCAAAAATAATCGCGTCCGACTTAGTAGCATACCCTGCCTTTATTCGTACAATCTTATTCCCTATCCCTGTCTTATATATATCATTTAACTCTGAGAAAGGAATACGCATAGTTCCTGCTATACGGTTGTTTTGCGTAGCATTTCTCCTATTCGCTAAACTATTAAATAAATCTACAATACCATCTAAAAACAACATATAAACTCCTATTTATTATATTATAGCAAACTATACTAAATCATTGTAGTTAAAGGTTTGCTGTTTAAACGCTATTTCTACCCCATCAATCAATGTATCTACTATATCATCATGGGTAGAGTTTGGGAAACTACTATATTCACTTATTAAAGCATCAAGATATGGCAAATCATCTACTATATAAAGCCCAAAAGTTTCTATATACGGGGCTACATCTTCAGCCCTAAAAACTTTATCCCTGTTTCTTTCTATTTCGTACACCATATAGCCATCATCTGTCATTCTTTGGTACAAGTCTATTCCACTTGCTTTCTGTTCAATATACATTCCCTGGAAAGGATAGCTATAATTTTTATTATAAAAACTCTTAGCTATAATTTCTCTTTCCTTACTTCTCGGCTTCCCCCTGTATATATCCAAAAGATATAGCTTGTTATCAAATAAACCGAAAGCACTATACACAGTGTAATCATTTATCTCCTTATCTTTTAAAGCAGTATCTACCGTAATAAATTTTTTTTCAAAGCTAATATCTTCTATCATTTGCCGATTAACATATTTTAGCCAATCAGTTTTTAGCAGATTACCACTCTTAATAATGGGGTTTTGCTGATAAAGGGCTTCAAAATTCTCAAGAGTCATTGTTTTCTTTCTCTCTAAGATAAAGTCAACTGATTTATGTTCTGGCAAAAGGGCTTCACCTTTTTTTCTACACTTCTCATCTTCTTCGGCGATAGCCTTGTATGTTACAACCTTATACCCCCCTAGCTTTATCATTCTTCCAGCTGGGTCATCAATATGCCATCTTGTTAAAATCATCAAAAAACCAGCGTTTTCATCGAAACGAGTTAAAAAGTCATCTGTGAACCAATCCCAAGTTTTCTCTCTAAAAGTCTCACTATTTGCTGTTTCTCTACCTTTCAGGGGGTCATCAATTACGCCCAAATCCAATGTTTCCCCTGTAATACTCCCTTGAACAGTTGTGTTTCTAAAATAACCATCTGTACCAGCATATTCTATTATATTTTTGTTTTTTTGTGTAGTAACATTGGTTATAGTATTGCCATTTGTTGTTAATTTTGGAAATATCGACTTGTATATCTTTTTCTCATAAATCCTCTGAAGAGACAAGTTAGCTCTTACCCCTAGCCTATCACTAAAACTTGCGTAAATAATTCTAAACTCGGGGTGCTTACCACTTAGCCACGCGATAAAGTCTATAATCGCTGTACTCTTCCCGTGTTGGGGCGGGGCTTGAATAATAAGCTTAGGCTTTTTACCACTCATTAAGTCATCATAAAATTTTTGGAGATGATTGCTCATATCCTCCAAAAACCAGTTTGTTTTTAATTTTGGATTTAAAAGCTTTCTAAAAGTTGAAAAATCATCTCTAGCTAATGCTACTTTGTAATTAAAGATGGCTTCTAATTGCTCAGCTGTGTAGTTCATTTTACCAACACCTCTAACGGAACACCAAGAGACAGAGCTTTTTCTCTTGCTTCGTCTAGTGTCAAAATTACACCTGATTGATTATTATTGTTTTGAGTAACATTGAATTCAGTTTTACTGTTTTGTGGATTAACCATACTCTCCAAGTCTTTTACAGAACCCGTTAAGCTTTTGACATTTTTTAAGGTTATGTCATCTTTATTTTTTAGGATTATAGCTTGAAAAAGCTTTGCGAGTTTTCTATTATTTAACATTATTTCGTTGTCAAGTTCTGTTGTAGAAATACGCTCTTTTACTGCTTGTTCAATAGCCTTGATTTCTGTTACGCTTTTGTTACTTTTTGCCTGCTCCAAAATCAATGAAGCTTCGACTATACCAGCATTATCTCTAAATTTGAAGTTGTTACTTTTTTCTAATTCGTAGTATGTTTTTCTAGCTATCTTATGCTTTTTACACAAGTCTGTTACATTTTTAAATCTTCCTGCTTTAGCGTCTGCTATAATTTTATCTTTTTTAGATTGTTTTAGTGCCATAGTACCCCCCTAAAAGGATATTATAGCATATTTTTACACTAGAGCTACATATCTAAGTGTAAATCATCTAACTCACTAAAATCAGGCTCGGGTTCTTCTTTCTTATATTTGTTGTATTTACTATCTTCCCCAAGCTTGTCAAACTCAAAATAACTATACTCTTTGTTCATAATGTCTTTACAAATCTCTATCATATAATCATAAAAGGCTTTATCATCACTAATCTCAAAGTTCTCAAGCCTTTTGTTTTCGTTTAGGTTCATAGATGTTCTAACTACTATGTTAAATTTCTCATTTCTTATTAGCACAAACTTAGCGTGAGAGTTTGTTATATGTATATGCCCCTCAAACAACTCTTCAAATACTTTGAAGTTATCGCCCCCGACTTTTGTTCTAGCACTTCTATCTAATATAAAATCTATTTTATTTATTAGTTTATTCTCTTTTAGTGTGTTTACTTTTCTTATGTCATAGTTAGCAGCCGTCCAAGTTGCTATCACGACACCACACACTCCTATTTCTCTTACTATATGCTCTATAATGTTTATTATAGAAAATTGACCTTTAGTTAAACAGTATAGGTTAATATTTGGCTCTATCTTCCCTATTGCTTTTTTAGCATTCTCATTATAGAGAGCGTGTCTAATCTCTCTGTTTTTCTGCCTAGTTCTATATGCTTTTGTCATTCTACTCGTTCCTTTTTTGTTTATTATACATCATTTGGGCTTTCAAAATGCTTGACTCGAGTCAAAAGAAGATATTTAAAAAAATACAAATATTTCTCTTTTTTATTGTCTAAACTATTGACTGAAGTCAATATATATGATATAATACGGGTACATTTAAACAAAGGAATAACGAAATGAAAAAGATAAGAATAAGCACAATAGAAAGATTAATAAAAGAGGATATGTTTCCCAATGTAGATGGAGAATTATTTGGAGAAATACAGCAAACTGAGCTTGCTGGTAAAAAAACGATAGATAAGAGCTTCTTTGATAGCTGGGTAAAAAAGCAAATCGATATTATAAAAGAGCGTATTAAGACAGTAAAAAACCCGAATCGAATAAAGGAGGCTTTCGAAGATGGGAGGGACGGATATGAAATTTTTGATGGGATAATAGTATGGGACAAAAAAGAATTAAAAGACATACAAAGAAATCTAGAAAAAAAAATAAAAAAAATGTCAAAAATATAGCCTCCAAAGTGGGGGGTAACCCCCTAATTGACACGCGTTGCCCTTTGGGGTTAAAGCATAAAATAAAAGGAAGAGAATAGAATGGAAATGGAAACAGTAAAAGATAATATCACTTTGTGCTGTCCATATAAGGAGTATTTGATGATACAAATAGACTGGACAGAGTTTAACCCTTCAGGGTGGCATATAGAAAAAGAAGGAGATAAAGAAGTGATAAATTTCAACAATATATTTATCACCGATAGGGATAATTTTAAAGGCGATGAGTATGGCAATCTTTATGTGCCTAAAAGTTTTTTGTCTGAAGCCAAATAAGGTCTTTTAGGTGATTTACATTAAACAAAAAGGATAAAAATGAGACACATAATAATACCGTTCCAAATCTGGGACACGAATAAAAAGAAACCCAAAGATTATGCTATATCATACTTAGCATCAAGAGAGAAGTTAGAAAACATATTTTTTTATACTCTTTCCGACTTTCAAAATGTAAACGCTTTTTTATTTAGCCACCAAAAACCCTTTATTGAAAAGGCACAAATAAAAGATGGAAGAGCTGGGGAAGATGGAGAGTATTTTGTTTATAAAAATAAGTTCGATAGCTATACGGCTATCCATCGCTCAGCCTTTTCAGTGGGGGCTTATGATGTAGAGGATAGAGCTACATACATAGCCCTTCTCAAATGGGGTGCTAAAAACAATATTAAGATAAACTTACTCAAAGAGTTTATTAAAAAAGATGATAGAGTAGAGAAAGTG